CGTAGGTCATGCAGCCGGGCCAGCAGCAGGCTTTGAATTCTACGAACAGCAAAAAGGTGCAATTAGCGTAGAAGTACCTGCAACTATGGGCCGCACGATTGCGTTCAGAGGTTACGCAGCCGGGTTTATGGCTGACGCTACTAAGTTCGTTAAGTTCGTCTAATAGCCGAAAGGTAGGCCAGTTATGGCCGTCTATTCGGTCCAGCAAAAATACTTAACCGATAACTACGCGGTAATCGTTTTACTTACTAACGCTGACCCGTTAGAAGTAGGGCAAAGCGTAACTATTGCAAGTGTTGACGCAACTTTTAACGGTACTTATACGGTAGTTGGTTTACCCCAATACTATTTTACGGGCGTAGATGACCAAGGTTTTTTTGTTTACGACATTGAAGCACCAATAGCTAACCAAGTTTTATACGCTAAAACAGCTGACAACGTAAACATAGTGGCCGCAACCGGCACACTAACTACTACGCCTGTATGCACTTGGATAACAGCGCAACAAATAGAAGACTGGCTAGGTATTGGTACAGCTACTGCAGCAGATACAGCATTTTTAACTACTTGCGCTTTGGCTGCCAATAGTTTTGCGTATCGCCGAAGGCAGGAAGCAGGCTACAGAAACGAAAGCCTTACAACCGTGCCAAACGGTTCGGTAAGTTTAGGTACGATTATGTATGGCGGCGCGCTTTACCGTCAACGCGGCGGCGTAACAGACTTTGCCACTTTTGACGGTTTAGGTACAGGCGGCACTATGGGCTTATCACCAATGATTAAACAGCTGTTAGGCGTAGATAGGCCAGCGGTTGCGTAATGCCCCAAAACTTTACCGACCTGTTTAATACTGCGCTAACAAACTTAACTACAACACTTGAAGGCGTTACAGGCTTACAGGTAGTAAACGACCCGCGCAACTTAACGCCGCCGTGCGCATTTATAGACGCGCCAAGTTTTGAAGCGTTTAACGCAAACATAGTAAAAATGGCGTTTCCAGTACGCGTAATAACGTTAGGACCAGGCAACCTAGACGCGCAACGCAGCCTATTAAACCTTGCCAGCAAAGTTTTAGGCGCAAACGTAGGCGTAACAGACGGCAGGCCTACAGAAGCATTAGTAGGCGGCGTAGCGTATCCCGCCTATGATTTGACTATAACAATGCAAGCACAAACCCAGTAAAGGCACAATATGGCACAATACATAGTTACTAGTGATAGGTTCGCTAATTGTAAACGCGGCGACATTTTAGAAGGCAACGATTTAGAAGCGGCTGGTATAAATATTGAAGTGCTTATAGATAGCGGGCATATATCCACATATACGCCTAAGAAATCTGCTAAAACTAAAGATACAGAAACAGACAAGGACTAACCCACTATGGCAACTACCGTTTATCTTTCAAACCCAGCGCTAACAATTAACAGCGTAAACCTTACGGACCAGGCGACTAGCGCCGTATTATCGTTTGTATACGAAAGCCTTGAGACTACAGCGTTTGGGGATACAGCCCGCAAGTTTGGCGGTTCGTCTGTAACTTCGTTGCAAAATAATACTTTTGAAGTAACGCTTTATCAAAGTTATGCAGCGTCAGAAACAGAAGCAACTATTTATGGGCTTGTAGGTATTCAAACAACTATTACAGTTTCGCCTACAGCTGCAGGACTTGTAACGCCTAGCGCTACCGAACCTAAATACACGCTTACAGGTGCTTACCTTGAAAGCCATACGCCGATTAACGCTACGCTAGGTGAACTAAGCACTATTACGCTTACGTTTACAGGTGGCACACTTACTAAAGCTGTTTCGTGATGACGCGGCTTTGGCCGCTGAGAACTAAAACAAAACAAACCGCGTTTAATAAACGCCGTACCGAGAAAGGCAAGTAATGCAATTAACACTTAAAGCCGTATTTAACGACGGCACAGAATACGAAGTACAAACAAACCTAATGACGCTGGTTTCTTGGGAAAGAAAATATAAGCGCAAAGCGTCAGATATGGCGGCAGGCATAGGCGTAGAAGATTTGGCGTATATGTGTTACGAAGCCAGCCGGTTGAACAAAATTACAGTGCCAGCAAACCTAGATTTATTTATCGGCAGTTTAAAAAACATTGAAGTAATTGAACAGTACGACCCAAAAGCAGACCCGGAAGCTTAAGGTATGTAATGGCCGAAATACTGGTAGCTACTGGCTATTGGCCTAATAACGTACCGTATGAACTAGGCGACGTTTACGCAGTAATAGAAATTTTAAACAAAAGAAATAAAACGTATGTCTAGCCCGTTGACACTTCAAATTTCTGACGTACAAAAAACGCTTGCCGAGTTAAACAAATTTGACAAGGTTTACAGGCGTGAAATAACTAAACGCATTAAAGGCGCTGGTACAGAAATTATTACTACTGCACGGCAACTTGTAGGCGACGCGCCGCCGTTGTCTGGTATGGCGCGCGGCAAACTTATTAAAGGCCGCGAAGTGTACTGGGATAACAAAAGCGTTAAAGCTGGTTTTAAAATTAAGGTAGGTAGGCGCGGTAGTAGGGGCGGCACGGTCCAGTTTAAAGATAAATTTGACGCCGAAACTAACCCACGCGAAAGCCATAGCGTTACGTTTGGCGCTAGGCCTTATCAACTTATGGTGGCTCAGCAAACAGACGCAGCAGGCGCTATTTATGACCACGCTGGCATTAAAACTAAAAGCCAGTTTGTAACTAACTTAAATGTAGAAGTAGGTAGCCAGCCGCGCGCAATAGACCCGGCAGTAGAAAAAAATCGTAAAACTGTAGAATTTGCCGTAGTTGAAATTATTGACGAAGTTACAAAAGTATTAAACAAAAATTTAAAGGCCCGTTATGGCAATTAACATACCGATAGTTAGCACGTTTGACCCTAAGGGTTTAAACGCTGCAGAAAAAGCGTTAGGCGGTTTAAGCGGTTCAGCTGGCAAAGTTGGCAGCATTTTAAAAGCTTCTGTAGTGCCTGGCCTTATTGCTGTTACTGGTTCAGTTTTGGCGTTTACTAAAGGCCTTTACCCAGCTATTCAAGCGGCCAGCGACTTACAAGAAAACACTAGCAAAATCGGCGTTATTTTTGGTCAAGCTGGCAAAGCTATTACAGATTTTAGTAAAACCGCTGCTAGGGATATTGGGCAAAGTCAAAACCAAGTTCTAGCGGCTGCCGGTACGTTCGGCACATTTGGTAAAGCTGCCGGTATAGCAGGCGAAGAGTTAGCGACGTTTACAACTGATTTTATTACGTTGTCAGCAGATTTAGCGTCGTTTAATAACACAACCCCAGACGAAGCTATTAACGCTATTGGTTCAGCGCTTCGCGGCGAAGCCGAACCGTTACGCAAATTTGGCGTATTGCTTAATGACGCAACACTTAAAAGCGCTGCTATGGAATTGGGCATATATAGCGGTAGTGGTGCGTTAACGGCGCAACAAAAAATCTTAGCTGCACAGAAAGTTATTTACGAGCAAACAGGCGACGCGCAAGGCGACTTTGCTAGAACGTCAGACGGTTTAGCTAACCAGCAAAGAATTTTAAGCGCACAAATTGAAAACGTTAAAATAAAAATAGGCGAAGCATTATTGCCAGCGTTTCAAAAAATAGTTGCGTTCACTAACGATTACATAGTGCCAGCATTAGACCGTTTTGTAAGCGGTTTAACAGGCGGTAAAGGCGTTAGTAAGAGTTTGACCGACGCTATTTCTGTTATGGGCGGGTTTGGTCCGGCAGTTATTGCAGGGTCTAAACAGGCTGTAAACGCGTTACTTGAAGTAGTGAGAACTGCAGCAATTACTTATGAAGCGTTTAAAGCTGTTTCTACAGCAGTTAAGTTTTTTAAAGGTGATTTAAAAGGCGCGTTAGGCGATTTTACTAAAGTAGTAGGGGCGGCAGGCGTCGCACAAGTTACGCGCAAATTACAGCAAGACAGTAATAATTTCTTTGACCAGCTTTTAACAAATGTTAATAACGCCCAAAGCGCTTTTGCTAATCAAAACAAAACCATTGTAGAAAGTAATGAAGCCTACGAAGGTTTTGGTAAAGCTATTGAAGGCGTTGTGCCTAAGTTAGAAGGGCTAGCTGGGGGCAGCGAAGGCGGCGGCAAAGGCGGCGGCGGTAAAGGTGCAATAAATAAAGTAACTGAAGCCGTAAAAGAGGCTTCAGAAGCTTTAAATAAAGAAATGGGCAACGCTTTAGACGCTGCTAAAGACCGGCTAAAAAAAGCCCAAGACGCGTTTAACGATTTTTATAAATCGGTTAGCGACGTAATTACAGGCGCTTTAAATTTTGGTGCAGCGTTTGAAGAAGGCGGCGAAGACGCAGGTTTAACGTTTTTTAGTGCGCTACAAAAACAGGCCGATAAAGCTAAAGAATTTGCAAACTTAGTAGAACAGCTGTTAGCTAGTGGTTTATCCCAAGAAGCATTACAGCAAGTTATAGACGCTGGCATAGATAGCGGCGCGGCCATTGCTAAAGAGCTTTTACAGTCCAGCGAAAACGTTTTGCGGGCTAACAAACTTGTAGCCGAAACTAACGCAATAGCTGAAAGTATCGCTAATTTGTCGGCAAGCAAATTTTATGCGGCAGGCGTTTCTAATGCGCAACAATACTTAGCAGGCGTTGAGGCGGCTATGGCTATAGCGCAAACCAAATTAGGTAAAAAGGGTATAAATTTGGCTGACGTTAAAGGCATTAGCGCTGGTTTTGGCGACGCTATTAGCAGCACGCCGGGCCTTACTGGTCCTAGTATGCCGACGTTTGCGCCAATAGGTGCGCCTACAGATAAAGGCAGGCCGCTAGGGAACGTAACTATTAACGTTACGGGCGGTTTGGCTACTACTGCAGAAACAGCGGTAGCGGTTAATAATGCAATGCTTGCCTATAACCGTTTGGCTGGGCCTTCGCAGTTAGCAATTTCGTAATGGCTGGGGTAGCTGTTGTAGGTTCAGGTAATTACGAACTGTTTATAGATACAGGTTTTATCCAAGACGGGTTTATTTTAGACGCAAACCCGCAAGGCGTTTTAAATAATACGCAATATGTTTTAGACGGCACTACTAATTTTGCAGGCGTTTTAGAAGGTTGCGTAGGCGTGAACGTTAGGCGCGGTAGACGCGACCAGGGCGACCAGTTTGGTACTGGCACTATGACTTTTACGCTTAGCGATACCAGCGGAATTTTTAACCCGTTTGACGAACTTAGTCCGTATTTTGACGCAGCTACAGCGCAACCAGGTTTAGCGCCTATGCGTAAAGTTGAGCTAGTCCGATACGACGATTTAAATAACGCCGAATATTTATTTAAAGGCTACATAGTTAACTATGACTACAACTTTGCTTTAGGTGGCATAGATACGGTAACGGTTTTTTGTGCAGATGATTTTTATTTATTAAGCCAAACCGTTTTAGATGAATTTAACGTAAGCGAAGAATTAACTAGCGCCCGGCTTACAGCCGTTTTAGATTTACCAGAAGTTAACTTTCCAATAGCCCAGCGCGCTATTACCACAGGTACGCAAACGTTAGGCGGCGCTGCAGCCTTCACTATTAGCCAGGGTACAAACGTTTTAAGTTATTGCACAAATATAAACGAAGCTGAGCAGGGCCGTTTATTTATGTCGCGCGACGGCAAATTGACGTTTACGCCGCGTGTAGGAAATACGCTTAGCGGGTCTGTAGCAGACTTTCACGACGACGGCACAGAAATAAAATTTAATTCTTTAGGCATTAGTTTTGAAGCTGACCAAGTAGTAAACCGTGCAGTAGTACAAATTTTAGGTAGCAATAACCCGCAAACAGCAGACGACGCAGCCAGCCAAGCCAAATATTTTATACAAACCCAAAGCATTACAAACAGCCTTTTACATAACGACACAGCAGCCGCAACACTGGCTAGTTACCTGCTTGAAGGCGAACCAGAACCGCGTTACACGTCTGTAGGTACTGCGTTTAATATGTTGACTACAGCCCAGCGGGATACGGTAGCCATAATAGATATAGGCGACACAATAACGATAGAAAAGACTTTTACTAGCGGCGCTGGCACTACAGAACTAGCGCAAGAGCTAAGCATAGAAGGCGTAGAACATACGCTAAATATTGGCGACGGCCATAAAATATTGCTGTTTACTAGCCCTACAATTATCGTTTATGAACTGATTTTAAACGATGCCGTTTTCGGCATACTAGACGCCGAGAACGTTTTAGGGTAAAGTAAGGACACTATGACTACGCCGTTTCCGTTTGTAGCTTCGCAAGTTTTAACAGCGCAGCAATTAAATGACATACAAAATTTACCTATATCAGATAAAACCGCTAGCTATGTTTTAGTTGCAGGCGACGAAACTAAACGCACAATTATGAACGCTGCAGGCGCTACAACAATTACGGTTAATAACAGTATTTTTACTGTTGGTGATGTTATTCAAGTCGCTAACAAAGGTGCAGGCACTTGCACAATTACTGCGGGTGCGGGCGTAACAATTAACACATCGGGCAGTCTTGCTTTGGCGCAATATGGGGGCGGCTATTTACTTGCTTTGTCGGCGTCAACTTTTACTTTTTTTAATTTAGGGGGCGGCGGTGCGTCTTATGGTGTCGCAACCGGCGGCACGTCGTCAAGCATTACGGTTGGCGGATTGAATTACACGCTTTTAACATTTACAAGCGACAACAATCTTGTAGTTTCTAAAGCAGGTTTATTTGATGTTTTAATGTTTGGCGGGGGCGGAGCGTCGGGTGCTTGTTTTGCTGGTACTGGTTTGCAATGTACCGGTGGTGGTGGTGGTGGTGGATTGTTTACGTCAACAATTTATTTATCTGCGGCTACTTATGCTGTTAAAGTTGGTGCGGGTGGTGCTTCTGGTCGTAACGGTTTAGGTAGCGGTTTTGCTAACGCTAATGCTTCGGGTGGTGGAACATCTGGTTCACCTACTGTAGGTCAGGCTGGGTTTCCGTCATCCGGCGGTTCAGGTGGTGGGGGTGCTGACGACACTTCAACGGGTGCGTGGTACATAGGTCAGCCCGCGTTCATTAACACGGTAACTGGTTACGCTGGTGGCACAACTTCAAGTAACCGTCAAGCAGCGTCAGGCGGGGGCGGAGCTGCAAGTGCTGGTTCTGCAAATAGCGGAACTACCGGAGGAGCAGGTGGTGCGGGTTACGACGTCAGCACATTTATAGGCGGCAGCGCACTTTATAAAGCTTCAGGCGGGGGCGGAGCGTCGCGTGGTGGCACGGCAGGGCTTGGCGGTTCATCCTTAGGCAATAACGGCGTTAGTTCGCAGGGAGTTGGTTTATCGGGTGCTGCAAACACGGCGGCAGGTGGTGGGGGTTCTTATTCACCAAGTGCCGACCAAGCGGGTGCTGCAGGTGCGTCAGGCATTGTTTATGTCAGGTTTAAGGTCTAATTGTGTCAGCACAATACTTCGCACAAATAGACGACAACAATGTTGTAACCGATATTGCTGTTGTGCATAAAACGTTTTTGGAAGCAAACCCTGACCGTTACACAGGCATTTGGGTTGAAACATTTTTTAATCGCAACGACAAAACTTACGCGGGCATTGGTTACACATACAGTTACGAAACACAAGATTTCACAGCGCCGCCTAAACCTGACGAACCGTAATGCAATGCGTTACGGTTTGTTTGCGTTAATACTTATGTTGACCGCTTGCGAAACTACACGCGACAACACAATTACGGTTAAATCAAAGGTTAAAAATTCTGCATTAAATACTTGTTATGTGCCGGACCGTTGCGGGATAACGCCGTGAAACGCTACCGATACAGCCCAGACGAACTACACGCGCGGCTAATTGTTACGGTAGGCGTATTGTTAGGTTTAGTTTTTAGCGTCATTGTCGTAGGTATGGTTTACGGTTTATTGTTTGTAAGCCAGCCAATAGAACAAAGCCCAAACGACGCGGCTTTTATAGATTTAATGTCAACTATTGTAGTTTTTTTGACCGGCACATTATCTGGCTTGGTTGCGTCTAACGGTATTAAAAGCAAACGTAACGAATATTTAAACGAAGATGACTAGACCGTATACAGCTGTTAAAGCGCCGGTAGCTAGTGGCCCGCTGGCAGGTAATGACGAATTTATACGGCAGGTAGTTAAACGGTCTATGGGTTCGCTTTGGAATAACGGCAGTTGGGTAGTGCGCGATATCCGCACAAAGCCTGGCCAGTTATCTAATCACGCGCGCGGCTTAGCTACAGATTTTAGTTACCGTAAAATGACGGATAAAGGTTTAGTAGACGGGCGTAAAATTGCTATGCCGTTTATTTATAAGCTGTTAGAAAATGCAGACGTTTTACAAATAGAGTTAGTTATTGACTACCACGAAAACAGAAGCTGGAAATGCGATAGAGGTACTTGGATTAAAGGTAAATGGTCGGGCGGCGATTGGTTTCATTTAGAAATTTCCCCAGCTATGGCTAACGACGCAAACCTAGTAAAACAGGCATTTCAGCAGGTTTTTAAGGATATGCCACAAACTGTTTAGCGCATAGGTTAGGGTTTGTTTAACCCCTTACCGAGAAAGTTAGGCCGTATATGACCCTTTTAACCAAAGCTGTTATTTCAGCACTAGTAGCCATTACTTCATTGTTTATATTAAAGCCGCCGCCCGCACCTACAGCCAGCGACTTACAAACGCCGTTTACAAGCGTTTACGAAGCATACGAAGCGCCTATAGGTATACCTGCGCCTACGACGTCTACGACGCTTGTAACGCCCGCTATTGACCTATGCGGGCAAGTATTTGAAATGGCTAAATACATAGGTTGGCCAGACCACGAATTAGGCAAATTGGTAGCAGTAGCCCAGCGTGAAAGCCGCTGTACGGCAAACGCATTTAACCCAAACGACCCTAACGGCGGTTCAGCTGGGGTAATGCAAATAAACTATTTTTGGTGCAAACCTTCGCGCTACTGGCCTGCAGGATATTTACAAGCGCACGGCCTATTAACAGACTGCAGCGAACTATTCAATTTAGAAACAAATTTGCGTAGCGCGCTAGCAATTTACCGTTATAGCGAAGGTTGGCGCGCGTGGTCAATATAAAACACTTTGTAATCGCTTTGCTACTTACTGCGTACACGGCTTTGATATGGTACGTTAAACCCACTAACAGAAAGAACCGAGACAATGAACGAAAACGTAAACGACGACCTGCAAAAACTGTTTGACGCAGACAAAGCGCAACTAAAAGCGATAACGCAAGTCATAAACCAGATAACAAAAGGCAACGTACCTTTACGCGACCCAAGCGAACTAGTAACTAATAAA